TAGCTCAAACTTCTCATTATCAAGTAAGATTCGGTGGATTAAGTTCAATTTTGATGAGACATCTTTCTTCTAAGGGAGTTGGACCCAGATATGTTGGTGATGAGATTGGATTATTATGCAATAGTGCTGCTTTACCTGGAAGCAGTTTAGGAACTTCTGAGATAAGGGGTAATCATATGGGTTTGATGGAGAAACATGCCCATCAGAGAATCTTTATGGATATGCAATTAGAATTTTATGTTGATGAAGATTATAAATCTTTAAAATTTTTAGAGCATTGGATTCAATTTATTGCAGGTGGATCTCGTGGCAATGAATTACAACCTGGATATCATTTTAGAATGAGGTATCCTGATCAATATAAAACTGATAATGTTAAAATTATTAAATTTGAGCGAGATTATAATCGATATATTGAATATACTTTTATTGGGTTATTTCCTAAAGCACTTAATGATGTTAAGGTTTCTTATGAAGGATCTCAGGTCTTAAAAGTAATGGCAACTTTTGCTTATGATAGGTATATTAGTGGAGAAACTACTTCTAAGGCATGGTGGAGTGGATTTGATCGTAACAATGTTGGTGGCAATGCAAATTTAAATTCATTTACACCAAGAAAGCAGAGTAATGGTATTAGTGTTCCTAATGTAGATTTCTTTAATAGAGATATTGGTCAACGAATCTTTACTGATGCAGTTGGTGGTACTTTTGCAAAAGGATTGCAAGCAGCAAATACGTTAGGTGGAACCTTCTTAGGGTCAGGAAATGCTTCAACATTTGAAATGTTCTAAATCCCTTATATATAAATATACGATCTGAATTATAGTATGGCATTACCAAAGATTAATACTCCCATTTATGAATTGGAGATACCCTCAACTGGAAAGAAAATTAGATATAGACCATTTCTAGTTAAAGAAGAAAAAGTTCTTATTATTGCTATGGAGAGTGAAGATCCAAAGCAAATGGCTTCCGCAGTTAAAGATGTAATATCAAATTGTATTTTAAGTAGAGGTGTAAAAGTACAAGATCTTTCTACATTTGATATTGAGTACTTATTCCTTAATGTTAGGGGTAAGTCTGTTGGTGAGGATGTTGAAATTTTAGTTACTTGTCCTGATGATAATGTAACTAAGGTTCCAGTTAAAGTTAATTTGGATTCAATTCACGTTCAGACTAATAAAGAACATAGTAAAGACATTAAATTAGATGATAAACTTACTCTTAGAATGAAATATCCTTCTATGAATGAATTTATTAAAAATAATTTTGTAACAGAACAAATAGGAGTTAATGATACATTTAATTTAATTACAAATTGTGTTGATCAAATTTTTAGTGAAGAAGAATCTTGGGCATCATCTGATTGTACTAAGAAGGAACTTTCTGATTTCATTGAACAGTTGAGTTCTGGTCAATTTAAACAAGTTGAAAAGTTTTTTGAGACAATGCCAAAACTTTCTCATACTATTAAAATAACTAATCCTGAAACAAAAGTTGAAAGTGAGGTTGTATTAGAAGGATTGACAAGTTTTTTCGGGTAAGTATGGCTCATGAAACTCTTGAGTCATACTATAAAGTTAACTTTGCCATGATGCAACACCATAAATATAGCTTAACAGAGCTAGAAAATATGATACCGTGGGAAAGGGAAGTTTATCTTTCTCTTCTAAAACAATATATTGAAGAAGAAAATCTAAAAGCACAGCAAGCAGCAAATAATGGCTGAAGTAACACCAACAAATAGTCTTATACCAGGTGGAAATCAATCAACGATTGATAGTGCATCGGTTAGTATAATACAAAGGAATTCATTAGCATTAGGATCTGTTTCTGCTCAGATTGCTAATATATCCATGCAAATGGGTGCAATGAGTCAATCTTTGGCACAAGTACAACAAACAATTGCACAAAATACTTTTTTAGAACAACAGAGAGAAGCAAACGAACAAAAGAGACAAGATATTCTTGCACAGGAGGCACTTAGACAAGGACAAGAAAGTGTTGCTGAGAAGAAGATTCAAAATGCATTAATGACACCAGTTAGGACGGTTACTGCTGCAGCAACTGGTATTTTTCAGAGATTACAGAATACACTTGCATTTTTAGTTGTTGGGTGGTTGGGTAATAAATTTATAGAATGGATGAGGGCAAAAGCAAACGGTAATACCGGATTGATGAGGCAGATTAAAGATGTTGTTTTAAAATCTGCACTTACTATTGGTGGTGTATTAGCAATAGCGACTATTGGTATAGGAAGTATTATTACTGCTATTGCCGGTATAGGTATAAAAATAGGTTCTTTTGTAATTAAAGGTTTAGTTGTTAGACCATTGGCAGCACTTCTTAAATTTTTTGGAAAGTTAGCTACTCAAGCTTGGAGAGGTTTAATTGGTGCTGGTGGTCGAGTGCTTCCAAAAGCTGGTGCTTTGACAGGTATGTCACGTATAGCTTCAAAATCAAGTAATCCGTTGATAAAGGGAGTAGGATATGCGTCGACTGCTGCTCTTGGATGGTGGATGGGATCACAAGGTAATCAGTCGGGTGTAACACAAGATCAACAGGGTAATCTTTCACAAACAGTAAAAAAAGATAATCAATGGTGGGATTTCCTTAACGTAATTCCTGATGGACAAGAGAATGTTCAAATAGACCAACAAAGAATGGAGGAGGCAGCCCGTATTGTACGGACTCCTGAATTGTTTAATCATGAACAAGTAACAGCAGCAAGAGAATTTCTTGCAAATCCTGCTGGTGGTGGTGCTGTACAACCTAATGTACAACCTACTGAGCAGGCTGTTCCTGGGCAAGAAAAAGAACGTGGATGGTGGAGTAAAACACTTGGTGTTGTTGATGCAGTAACAGGTGGTGCTACTGATTTTGATAATATGGGAAGTGAAGGGCAAATATTCAATCCAATTTCAGGTGGTGCTGATGGAAAATGGGGTCCAGAAGCAGTAGGTCCATTAAAAGAATTACCTCCTACGGTTATTGAATTGCCAGCAGTTAATATGTCTGGAATTATTCCAAGTGGTGGTGGGAATCCAAATGGACCAGTTAATGCCACACCCAATATATCATCTAAAGATGAATCAAATATCTATGCTATGTCTGCTCAAAGTAATTTTAATGTAGTGGCGGCATAAATTATGGCAGAAGTTAAAAAGAGTTTAATTAAGTCTAATTTAAGTATTGCAGCAATACAAGATTCAGTTTCTTCGTTTGGTGAGGGACTATCTAAGGCTAGATCTTCAGCAACACAATTACAAGAAAATTTAATTGAACGTAATGCCATTAAAAGAAAGGCACTAAAATTAGAGGGTGTAAATTTTCATAGAAGAAGACAAGCAGTTCAAAGAAAGAATGCTGAGGATACGGCAGAATTATCAACTCTTGGTGGTGCTAGAAGAAGGGTTGGAAATCTAGGAGCAGTTATTGCTAATAGTACCAGAGGATTTTTTGGGAGGGTATTGGATGTTGTATCTGTTATAGCTCTTGGTTGGATTATCAATGATTTACCTAAAATTATTGAAGGAATAAAAGGTGTAATTACAAAAATTAATAGACTTGTTAGTGTTGTATCTGGATTTGTTCAGAGAGTTGGATTATTTGTTAGTGGAATTTTTGGTATTTTAACTGCAACATTGAGTAATATATTAAAATTTGATTTTAGTGATTCGGAAGGAAAATTAAAGAGATCAATTACTAAAGTACAATTATCACTTGGATTGATTGATCAAGAGATGTCTCAGGCTAAATTAATGTCTGATTCATTTTCTGTTGATGGATCTGGTGGTGGAGGAGGAGAAATACAACAGCAGCCAGTTGATACGGAAGGTGTAGATCAAGCAGAAACTGAATCAAAAGAAGGACAACTAGAAGAAATACAGAAAGAAGAAGAGAAACCACAAGGTTTTATGAGAGGTCTTACTGGATTTGCTGATGCTATTACTGGTGATACTTGGAATTTTGATAAACAAGATCAAACACCAAATACAACAGAAGAAAAGGATAAACCACAAGGTTTTATGAGAGGTCTTGCTGGTTTTGGTGATCTTGTAACTGGTAATGCATTTGATTTTGATAAGAAAAATAAACCACCAGAAGTAGAATCACCAGAACCTCAAACACCATTAGTTAATATGTCTGGGATACTTCCTACTGATCAGGAAGCAGGTGATAATTGGGCTAATACATTAACCCAAGAAGATATGGATGCCGTTAATCAAGAACGGGAAATGTTTGGTCAAAAACCAATACAAGAAAAGGGTATATTTACACCGGCTAAGGCTAAACCCAATTTAGGTACATGGACTGGTGATGGATGGCAAAAGAATATTGGTGTGGAGATTTATCCCGAAGGAAATCTTCTAGAAAGACAAAATCTCCAAAGTAAATCTTCCAATATAACACCAGAAAGAAGAGGTAGGGTAGTCTATGTTCAAAAACAACCATCTTCAACAGCACAATCGGGTGGTGGATCTGCTGGGGGATCATCTACGAAGGTTAGGTGGTTAAATAGTTCACGTGAACTAGCAAGACAGATCACTTTAAATAGTCTACAGTACACATAAATGGCAGCAATAGACCCATCAATATACGAAGAGATACTATTAGAATCAGCAGATCGTTCAAAAACTGTTGATATATCGGGTGGTGCTGTTTCGATTGATTACTACGAAGATATATTTTCTCCAACAATTACTGCGAAGATTCAAGTTTATACAACTGGTAATGCTATTCGTGGTGATGGTGGAGAGTTGCAAACGATTTATAATGGTTTACCGTTGAGAGGTGGTGAAAGAGTTGCATTAAAAATTAAAGGTAATAGTCCTGATAATCCTGGATTAGATTTTTCAACTAATCAAGATGATTATCTTTATGTTTCTGGTATTTCAAATATTATTAGTAAAACACAGAAAGAAAGTTTTGTATTAAATTTGGCATCAAAAGAGTGTATTACTAATGAAACATCAAGAGTTGGTAGAAAGTTTCCATCTACATTACAAATCTCTGAGTCTGTTGATATTATTTTAAAAGAATATTTGGCAACTAGTAAAACTGTTGAAGTAGATACTACTCAAAATACATATGGTTTTATTGGTAATATGAGAAAACCATTCACAATATTGACGTGGTTAGCAGCAAAATCTGTCCCTGAAACTTCAAGTGAAGATGGAACAGCAGGATTTGTTTTTTATCAAACAAAAGATTCTTATAAGTTTAAATCACTTGATGATTTAATTTCTCAATCGCCAAAGGAAATTTATACTTATACGGAAGTAAGTAGGAAAGAAGATGATCATGATCATAATATTATTTCATACAATACTTCTAAAAATGAGGATATTATAGAGAAACTTAGATTAGGTGCATATTCTAGTAATAGAGTATTCTATAATCCGTTAAATTTCACTTTTCCATCTAAGACATTTAAACTTGAAGATTACTCTGGTAATTCTAAAAACCTTGGTAAAGAAATAAGTTTACCTCCATTAGATGAAGGTGGAGAAGAAACTCTTGGAGATTTACCATCAAGAGTTATAACTCAGGTTTTAGATGTTGGTACTTTTGAAGTTGGAGTTTCAACTGCAACTAATGCTGATCCTATGCAGTATCAATCTCAGGCACTTATGAGATATAATACTTTATTCACTCAAACATTGAATATGATTGTACCATCAAATACAAATTTAAGTGCTGGTGATATAATTGAGTGTCAGTTTCCATTATCAAGTACTGAGAGTCTAAATGAGTATGATCCTGATCAGAGTGGTCTATATATGATTAAAGAGTTATGTCATCATTTTAGTCCAGATGGATCTTGGACTTCTATGAAAGTTATAAGAGATACGTTCGGCAGATATGGTACGAACACATAAGGTAATCTAAAATGTCAATAGAGGAATCTTTATTAAAAACTAATTTTATAGGACGAGATGGTTTCCGTTGGTGGATCGGTCAAGTTGCACCAGAAGA